GCACTCGTCAACACCGTCCCCGCCTCATCTGGCAGAGTCAGTGTGCGATCTGTGTTGCTGTTGGGTGCGGCAATGGTGAACGTGCCAGTTCCCGATGCGTTGCCTTGGATTGCTACCTTAGACATTTGGTTCCTCCGGCCAGACGACATCATCTAGGCTAGTGTATGTGTTAGTTATGTCACGCAGTGCTTGGCGGTAGGCTGTCTGCTCCGCTGTCATTGTGCGGTCTTGAAGCGCCCAAACATCTGTTGCTTGTAGTAAAGCATCTCTGCGCCTCCTGAGCTTACTAAGTTTAAACTCCGGAGCTTCCTTTTCCGCCATAAACCCATCATATTCTGCCTGTTCTTCTGGCGTCATATCACGGGAGATACCGTTGTATAAAACTTTTGCCATCATTTTATCCCGTAAATTTTATATGAACCGTTGAAATAAGCTGACATTGATAAATATAGACCGTCTTGTGCAGTTGTGTTTTCATACCGCCCATGACCAAACATCAACTTAGCGGTACCGTTATCAATACCTTGAAGCGTCCACATAGCCATTGCGTTCGCATCTGTATGGGCGGGACTATAAAAATCTATAAAGCCCATTATTCTTGCGTTGGTGTCATAGTTGTCATATAGCGTATGGTTACTGGTATTAGCTGATTGAACCGCAGTCCCTGAGTTACCGCCGGGGACCCAATACTCTGTGCGATACTCGTAGTTAGACGATGAATCAGTTGAGCCTCCGTTACGATAACGCATATCTAAATCACCGTCAGTTACAGTCGTAGCATTAGTAAAATTAATGTACATACGGTAATTCCTGTATGTTGTAGTAAACGCACCATCAACAGTTACTGTGGAATTTCCCGACAATGTTCCAGAACTTACTTCAACCCAGTTACCAGAGTCAGTAGGTAATGTGAGCGTCTTGCTAGACAGATCAAGCGTACTGCTCAAGTCAGCCGCAGTAACAACCCCATCCTGTACAAGCGATACGCCAGTTGTTCCGTTTAGTTCTAGTGCCATCTTACACCACCACCCATCTTGATCCTGTTGGTACTGTGACTGTGTAGCCTGTATCAATCGTGATCGGCCCTGCACTTACCATGTTGTTACCTGAAGTTATTGTGTAGTCTTCCGCTACCGTGATCTGGTTTTCCCATCCGACAACGGCTGTGTTACCACCGCCGACAGCACCCCATGCAGAGCCGTCATAGCCTTCAAAAGCATCCGAGTCATCGTTGAATCGGAACATTCCTTTGACTGGACTAGGGCGCTGTGCCTCTGTACCGACTGGCAGTGTCAATGCACCAGTGCTTGCTAGAGTTAAGTTTCCAGAAATGTTGCCGTCACCATCAATGTCTAGGCTATCAGCCTCTATTTCACCTGTGATGTTTACGCCGTCTGACTTTGTTGATAATTTTAAATTGTTATCATAACGCAATGCCACTGGGCCATTTTCTGTAGCAGAAATCATAAACTCACCATTTGAGCCGTTGATAGCTACTGTACTTCCTGTAATAGCATTGCCGTTAGTGTCCAGATCACCACCTAGTTGTGGAGTGGTATCACTGACTAAATCGCCAAGTGTAACATTTGCCCAACTACTTCCGCCATACACTTTCATGACATTATCAGTAGTGTTAAAATAAAGAGCACCTGTGATGAGTGCATCACCATCGTTGTCTAGTGTAGGATCAGATGCTTTAGCACCTAAATAACGATCATCAAAGCTGTCATAGCTTGCCGCCGCATTAGCTTCACTTGTGCTTGCATTTGAGGCTGATGTAGCCGCCGCAGATGCACTATTGCTCGCTGATGTTGCTGAAGAGGCCGCCGCAGTTGCTGAAGTGCTTGCATTGCTTGCAGAGGTAGCCGCATTCGTTTCACTTGTCGCCGCATTCGTGGCAGACGTAGAAGCGTTGCTTGCTGATGTAGAAGCCGATGAAGCACTGTTAGCCGCATCAGTAGCACTTGAAGCCGCCGCAGTTGCTGATGTAGCCGCATCAGTGGCAGAGCCTAAAATAGAGTCTACATAGCCCTTGCGTGTCAGTGTGTCGTCTGTAGCAGGTGTTGCAGTGCTAGTGATCTTATTAGCACCAAGTGTAATGTCACCTGTCATTGTGCCACCTGCAAGAGCAAGTTTACCTGCTAGTGCATTAGTGACTGTTGTAGCAAAGTTAGCATCGTCATTGATCGCCGCCGCAAGCTCATTAAGAGTATCGAGAGCACCGGGTGCAGAGTCGATGACGTTAGCGACTGCAGTGTCTACATAGCCCTTAGAGGCCGCATCAGTGGAATTAGAAGGTGTTGCTACTGTTAGTGTACCTGCGACACTAAAGTTACCTGTAACGCTACCAGAGGCTAGTGTAGCCGCACCTGATGTCGATACAGTAGAAAGAGATGTATTGCCTGTAACGCCTAGCGTACCACCGACAGTGGTGTTATTCGTTACGGCTAAAGAAGTAGGGGCAGTACCAATCTCAACGATAGTACCTGAGTTATTTGTAAAGAGTCGCTTGTCAACAGTGTTAATGGCAAGTTCGCCAGTAGACAAGTCGCCTGTAGTTGGGACGGCTCCTGTTGTAGTGGAGCGTTTAATGAGGATGTCGGTAGCCATCTTCCATTCCTGTTTTGGTAGGGAACAATGTAAAAGGTAAACCCCTCCGTAGAGGGGCTACCAAGTTGGATTATGCGTCGTGGAGAGCCAGGACAAATCCAGTTTCAGGACGCAGTTCCTTCACACCGTAGAGAGTGTCTGCAGTGAAGAGGTCAGCAAGGTATTCTTGCTTGTACTGAGTCTGTGAACGAACAGCAAGCTGCTCTGCAAGGACCATTGTGTCGCGGTGACCAAGGATTGCACCACGAACATCGCCACCTGCAGTGTTGTCTGCATCAGTTTCAATAACAGGAACGTTAGAAGAAACATAGATGTCTACACCGTACAGTGAGCCGATCTGACCATTGTTTACACCACGTCCATCTACGAAATCAGATGAGTTGTAGCGGTCAATACCCAAGATGTCACGACGTGCTGAAGGAGGAATCACGAGGAAACGTCCGTCCATCGGTGTGTCTTGGTCATCCATCAACTTAATCAATTGACGGAAAGCAAGGTCAGAGAAGTCGTCGCCTGAAGCAACAGTGTCTATTGCGTATGCTGCAATACCTGAAGAAGCGTTGACGTAGTAGGTGTTAGAGTGAACCCAAGATGATCCATTTCCGTTGCCAAACGACTTACCAAGCGTGAACAAGTCATCATCTACCTGTGTAGCAAGCGCATAACCTGCGTCATCAGTGTAGAAACGACGCATTGAATCAAGCGCCTGAGTTGCAGTAATATCTTCGATGAAACGAGAATATTCGTAGTGCTTGTCGATAGAAATCTGCACTTCTGATTCTGTATCAGCCTGGATAGTTACAGCAGTGTTCGCAGCCTTTGCAGTTGCAGAGCCACGAGTTGGTTTAGGGATGTGAAGAGTGTCACCTTTCTTACCAACCATTGACATTTTATTGACAATGTTAGCAAGAACAAGATTCTTCTTGTATGCAGCTACAATTTCATCAGACCATAATTCTGGGATGAACGTAGCAGCATTAGTATTGTTTACAATGGAGGTACTGCCTCCAGGATATGCTACCTTAGCCATTTTGGTTCCTTAATTTACCTTACACGACCCTCGGCATACGCTTCCCTGATTTCAGGAGCAAGCTGTTGATACCGGTCTGGGTCAGTTTGCATGAGTTTAATAATATCTGCACGACGATAAATTTTACGACTAGGAGCTTCTGCAGAACCTTTCGTATTGCCTGTTGACGCAGCTTTCACTTGATTCTTTCGAGATTTGTTTTCATTTTGTTGAGCTTCGTTAACAATATTTTGACGCTCTTTCCATAATGATAACAATTCATCGGCAGAATCAAAATCAAAGTCTTGATCGGCACGTCTTAGTAAATCAGTGCGAATCTTAGACTTTGTTACCCAGTCTAAGAATGATTGATTTTGCACAATCGCTTCAAAGTCTGGATGCTCTGCTTTGAGCTTTGCAAGTGCTTCAGATCGTTTAAGCTGTGCCGATACTGTTTCAGCTTCTTTGATCTTTGGGTGATTTGCAATAGCGTGTTCAACAGCTTTTTGTGGGTCATCGAAAAAGTCGTATTCGTTTCCCCAAGTCGTCGTACTAGCGTGGGCAGGTTGTTGTGTCGCCAGTTGTGCTTTAACGAAATCATCAACAATTTTTCTGAGTTCACCGACTTCAGAGCTTTGCCTTCCAAGTAACTTTTCAGCTTCTTGATGCATTTGCACAATGTCTTGAATTGATTTACCCTGGTATTTTTCAGGGACATCATTTTCATTTTCGTCGGTTTGTTCAGACTCTTGAGTTTCCTCTTCAGGCTCATCGAGTTCTAAAACTTCCTCGTCTTCGTTGACTTCTACCTCGTCTTCTTCGCGCTGATCAATAAATGTTGCCATATTGTTAAACTCCGTGCTACAAAGGTAGCATTATGGATTAGTCTTTCGAGCGGCTCTTTCATGATCTCTTGCCCACTTATCGTCAGCGTCGGGCCAACCAACACCGTTGAATTTCGTAGAGATCGGAGAGATTATCCGCTTACTCGTTTCACCACATTCCAAACACGTTACGAATTGATCCAAGTGGTCAACCCAATGTTCCTCAATGTGGTTACATTTTGTACACTTAAAATCATATCTACGGAGCATCTCGTTGTTCCAAGAAATAATCGTAAGCGTTACGAATGCCTATTTCAAAGTTAGCCATCCGTCTTAATATTCGAAGCTCGCCTTGTTTTTTATACAAGTCAATATCATCAGAAATATCTGCGATATCGTAATTATCGATAATTTCATTTATCTCCTCGATGAATGATTTCCAACCATCAAGAAGAAACATATCGAAGTACGCCTCGAAGTATTTTTCTTCGTCTTGTTGCGTCAAAACATTGTCCTTATCGGTGCTTTGCACTGTATAGTAAATATACTAGCATAAATTATGCCAAAAGTCAAGAGTTATCAGTAACTTTTTTACTGCGTTGGGCTGCCACCGGTTTCTTGGACTGCTCTTCCAAGACTTGGAGGCGTTTCTCCACTTCCTCGAACTTGTTGTTGATCTGGTTGAGCAGGTTGCCCCATTCCGTTTTGGTTAGCATTTGTCACTCCTTGTGATGCTTTCATTTCTAGTTCACGTTCTTTAAGAATCAACTCAGCAACCCGTGCTCTACGTTGAAACTCAATCTCGTCCTGATTACCTGGTTCCAGATTACTGCTTAAAACTTTCAAACGGCCTGTTTCAGCTTCGTATTTAGCCAAGTCAATATCAGATGCAATCTTTTGTGCTCTTGATTGAGACTCTGCAGCCTGTGCAGCAAATGCCTGTGTCTGAGCCTGTTGCATTGCCATCTGAGCTTGCTGTGCAGCCTGTTTAGCCTGTTCAACTTCTGGTTTAGGTTGTGAAGCCTGACGCAATGTTTGAATCAATTGTTCACGATTACTGATGTTCATGTGATCAATAATTGCTTCTAACAATTGTGGATACATTGGTGAAGTCTTATCCATTGTCTGTAGCAACTGTACAAGCTGTGTGACTTCATACTCACGGGCAATAATACCAAGTGAGCTTGTTGGTACAAACTTAAAGTCTTGTACAGGATACAATTCCGGTGCAAATTGCATATAACGCCAAGCAGACTTTTCAATCATCGGTAACAAGAAAGATTCTTGGAAGTTAATTAATGTACGCTTGTGCCGTTTAATAATTGCACCAAGACCCATCGATATACCTGCTGCAGTGGCTTCACCATTAACAACACCTTGCATACCTGCTGAATCAACTGCACCAGTCGCTTGTTGAACCATACGCTGTAGTTCAGCACCCTGTGCAAAAGTGACTTGGTTAACCCCACCAAAGTTAAATGGTTGTAAAATTTCTTGAGGGTTACCGTTAGTTAGGATTGTTTTTCCTGGACGAACTTCAAGTTTCATACCTCTAGGAAGCCGTGTAGCGTCCACAGCAAGCATTGGATGCACTGTTAAGGCCAAAGCATCTACCCGAGCACGAAGTTCTGTGTCAAGCGCTTTCTGGCTGTTATAGCCTTTCTCACATACACCACGTCCCCAGAATCGACCAGGTACGCAGTCCCAAGAGAACGCCATGACCGGACGATCTTGCATCATGTAAGGGTTTGCTTCAATCTTGAGTAGTGTACCTCCGTTGGCAATCACAGCGACAACTTCGGTATACCCTTCTGCTTGTGTTTCTTCTTCTTCAATTAACTCTGCAATTTCCTCGTCTTCTCCGAGGTCTTCTTGCATTGCTTCGTTAAACAGATAGGTTGGAACTTTACCGTAGTATTTAGTTAATCGAACTTTGTCATCGTTGTAGATTGTCAGTTCTTGATCCGGTTCCAAATCGGAATCTGGATAAGCTGCTTCGATAGGAACATCGTCATATACACCTTGTTGAATGAGTTCTTCAACCTGATGACGTGGAACAAACTCATCGATAGCCACACCAAGTGCATCGTCAATACTTGATGCAACTGGGTCAATTAAGAAGTTTTGCGGTAAAACAGGGCGCAACTTAACAACAAATCGATCTTTGGTTTCAACACCAACAGCAGTCATTGCACCATCCATGACTGGACGAGTTGCAGGAGCCATCTCCTTCATCTCTTCAACAACCAGTTCACCGATACCAGTACCAAATACTGCAGAGTTCAAGATACATTCCGCAACACTCTGTCGTACTTTAGTCCTGCTGAAGTCTTCTGAAAGTTGATTGCGTAACTGAACAATGTCACTTGGATTCTGATCTGCAATATCATCACGGATATCAAAGAAACGTCCACGTCCAAATGTTGCTTCTTCAACCTCTGCTACAGAGCTTTCAACAGCTTGTTGTAATGCAGGTGAAATCAGCCGAGAACGCTCAGAGTTTCTAAGCGAATCTTCAGCAGCCCATATACCACGCCAAAGACGGTAATATTCGTCAAAGCGCTCTTGGTAGTTTGTTTCGTAATGGTCACGCCATTGATCACACTTTGACATGATGTAACCGGCAACATCAGACTCGTACAGTCCTTCGTAATCGTCGCTCATTTTTTCTCCTTAATAACCAGAC